ATAGATGACTTAGTTATGAATAAAGATGAAATTAAAGATAAAATGTCAAAAAGTATTTCTAATCATATGCAAAATCTTTCTAAAGAAGAAAGAAGTAAAAAATATGGTAGAAAAGGTAAAAATCATCATAATTACAAAGGAGGAATTATAGGTAATTGTATAGATTGTAATAAAGAAATTTATTATAAATCTAAAAGATGTAGAGATTGTTATATAAAAAATAATACTGGTAATCAAAAAGATATTAAACAATCTAAGGATACTATTAAAAAACGTTCAAATAAAATGAAACAATTATATAAAGAAGGATATAATCCTACTGGAAAATTTGTTGAAATTAATAATGAAGTTTTTAAAAGTGTTTTACAAGCATCCAAACAATTAAATATTCCTTATACAACTCTTACAAGAAGATTAAAATCACCAAAATATCCTAATTATAAATTTATAAATAAATGTGCAACGACTATCCCACAGGGGAGTACAGAGTAAGCTTATGACTCTGGAAATGGCAGACACCTAGAACAGGTGAAGATATAGTCTAATCTATACAGTAATGTATAGCAGTAATAGCTCCTTATGGGGCTTTTTACGTTTATAAGAGTTGTAGATGGTTAATTTATGAAAATTTTTTAAATGATTTTTCAGAATTAAAAAATGCAAATTTGAAATATAAAAACTGGAAAGAATATACTCTTGATAAAGATATTTTAGGTTATGGATTTTATTCTAAAAATACTTGTATATGGGCTAATAAAAAAGACCAAGTTAAATATAGTAAAAGATTTAATAACAATTTTAAAACAAAATTAGAAATTAGTAATAATGGTATAGACCAAATATCTAATTTTATTAAAGAATTAAAAGAAACACCTATGGGTACTAGACACATAGTTACTGCATGGAATCCTGCTGAGTTAGATGATATGGCTTTACCCCCGTGTCATTGGAGTTTTGAAATATTAGTTGAACCGTTGTCTAATGAAGAATTGATAGAACAATGTGCCGTTTCTCAAAACCCATATACTAAAGAACCCATGGCTATGTTAATAGGTCAGGATGATGAAGAATTATATGATGAAGATATTCAAAAAGAAGCTATTAATTTAATAGATAAATATAATATACCTAAATACCAATTCACTTTAAAATGGCATCAAAGGAGTGTGGACTCTTTCCTCGGTAAAATGTAAGCTGAGGTTAAATCTATCTAAACAGGGAAAGTCCTACCAGATTAAGCTGGGGATAATCCTGTACTAAATTTTATAACAAAAAATATTATAAAATAGTTGATATATTATTTGGATTACCGTCCAATATTTTGTATATTTGTATCATGAAAGGATACATATATATAATACGTAATAGTATTAACGGAAAATTTTATATTGGTAGTAGTAAAAACTATCATATTAGAAAATTAAGACATTTTAATGAATTAAGAAAAAATAAACATCATTCGATTCATTTACAAAGAGCTTTTAATAAATATTCAGAAGAAAATTTTGAATTTATAATTATTGAAACTTGTTATAACTATCTTAAAAGAGAACAATATCTATTAGATAATGTTATTAATTTAAAAAAAGATACTTATAATGTTTCAAGTTCTGCTACAGGTGGTGATTTAATATCAAATCATCCAAATAGAGAAAAAATTATAAAAAAAACAACTGAAGCTTTATTAAAAGCACCAAAAAGAACTAAATCTTACAAAGGAAGTAATAATCCTAATTGGAAAGGTGGTACAACTTTTTGTGATTGTGGTAATAGAATTAATAGTAATTCTAAAACATGCAGTCAATGTCAAGATAAGACAGGTAAAAATAATCCTTTTTATGGTAAAAAACATAGTAAAGAATCAAAAGAAAAAATGAGACTTGCTAGTTTAAATAGATATAATGGAAATCAAGAAAAAATAGTTATTATTAATGGTATAGAATATCACTCTATGAGTGAAGCATCTAAAAAATTAAAAATACCTTCTTCTACTATTCATTATAGAATAAAAAGTAAAAATGTCAAATTTGATAAATATAGTTATAAATAAATGTGCAACGACTAGTTCATTGTGAACGTACACTCAAGTGAGTGGAAACGGTAGACCTCAGAAATGAGTGAAGATATAGTCTAATCTGCATAGTAATATGCAGCAGTAAATAAAATGATAGAGCATTGGTGGTTAGATTCCATCACAGAGGGTCAATACCTCATAAATCAAATGGTAGCGTGTGTACACTCTATCATTTTTTTATTTACGCATAAAGTATTAACGCACTTTATGGAATAAAATGTTACCCTTTAACATAGCTTCTTACGCACTATTAGCTCATATTATAGGTAAGATGACTAATATGATACCTAAAGGTATTATAGGTGATTTAAGTAATGTACATATTTATGAACCTCATATGGATGCTGTTAAAAAACAGTTAAATAGAGATGTTAATAAATATACTAATAGTGAATTAATGATTAGTACTTTAGCTCAAACTAATTTAAATAATGATATTATGAGACATATTGATAATGGTAATATTAACATTAAAGATTTTACATTATTTGATTATAAATCATATCCTCCTATAAAAGCAAAAATGTTACCTTATAATAAATAAAATAATGTTTGAAAATTTAGAATCTTGGCAATTAGCATTAATAGTATTTATTAGTCAAACTATATTTTTATGGTTTAGAACTTTAAATGTTATTTATACTAGTAAATTAAAAGTATTACCTTCTTTATTAACAGGAATAGGTATAGGTTTAGCTTGGTTAATAGCTGTTGCTATAGGAATAGATTCTATACTTAAATTACAATTATTACCTATAATAGGTTATATATTAGGAGGAGCTTTAGGGACTTATATTGGTTTAATTAAAGAAAAAAGAAAACATGATAAAAATATATCAAGATATTAATGGTATATGGTATTCTTATTTATGTAATAATAATTTCAATAATGTATGGGGTAAAGGTTTATCTAAAAATTCTGCTTTAGTTAGTATAAAAATAAGAATTAATCAATTAAAAATTAAAAAATGTCAGTAGTTAGATTTATTTCAGACCATCATTTTGGTCATAAATTTTGTGCAGCCATGAGAGGTTTTAATGATGTTTATGAAATGAATGAACATATTGTTAAATGTCATAATGAAGTAGTTCATAAAAAAGACTTAACTTACTTCTTAGGAGATGTTACAATGGAAAATACTAAATGGTTATTTTATTTAGACCAAATGAAAGGTCGTAAAAAGCTAATAATGGGAAACCATGACAAAGCTAAAGATGTACCTGAATTATTAAAATATTTTGATAGTGTTGCAGCAATAGTTAGATATAAAGGAATTTTTCTTACACATTGTCCAATTCATCCTCAAGAACTAGAATACAGAGTAGATAAAAATATACATGGTCATTTACATGAATATAATGTAACTAAAGAAATTATATCTAATAAAAGAAATACTAAATCAGGTACAAAAGATAATAGATATATTAATGTATCATGTGAACAAATTGATTATAAACCAAAAACCTTAGAAGAATTAGGTATAAAAAGATAAAAAATGAAAAAATATAAATTAATTAAAGAATATCCATCTTTATGTAAAACTATAAAAGAAGGCGACATTTTTACTAAAAAAGAAAATGGTAATTGTTATTATTCAAAAAATTTAAGTCACTTTGTATATGATTATGAAGTAGAAAATAATCCACAATATTGGGAAGAAGTTGTTGAAAAAGATTATAAGATATTGTCTTTTAAACAAAATAGTCTTATAACAGATTTATGGGAAGCTGTAGATATATCATATGATAAGTTTGCTAGAAAATGTGGTCAAGTATTTTGTACTACACCTTATACTTTAGAGCAAATATTAAATAACTCATTATATTCTATTCATTCAGTAAAAAGATTATCATAATTTTTATTATAAAATAATTACTATTTTATTTGCTTTTTACTGAATAATTTTGTATATTTGTAGTTAATTAAAACTACATTTATA